CATCCGGTAACCAAAGCATATGTTGACGGAGAAGTTTCTGATTTGCAAGGGCAGATCACCCAAGAAATTTCTGATCGTCAGTCAGATGTAAATGCTGAAGAGTCTCGTGCTCTTGCAGCAGAAGGTTTATTAGATGGTCGCATTGATGTACTAGAACAAGACCCTACAACCAAAGCATATGTAGATGGTATTCAATCTGCATTAGATTCTAGACTAGACGTATTAGAGTCTGACCCAGTTACCAAAACATACGTAGATGGCGAAGTATCTGACCTACAAGGACAGATTACGCAAGAAATTAGCGATCGCCAAGCTGATGTAGATGCTGAAGAACAGCGTGCTATGTCTGCTGAGTCTGCACTAGATGGTAGACTTGATATTATTGAAGGCGCAGATAACATTGAAGGATCTATTGCTAAAGCCGAAAAGGACGCAAAAGAATACGCAGACGGTATTGTTGAATCTGAAGAACAAAGAGCAATGTCTGCAGAAGCTGCTCTTGATGGACGTCTTGATATTTTAGAACAAGACCCAGTCACCAAGACTTACGTTGACGGAGAAGTTAGCAATTTACAAGGTCAAGTCTCTACTGAAAAAGGGCGTATTGATGCTATACTTTCTGCTTCGCAAGCTGATAAAGATTCGTTTGCAGAAATCGTACAGTTAATTAACAGCGTTGACACTGCTAATGATAATGCATTTGCTTCATATGTTCTTAGTAATAATGCTGCATTAGCACAAGAAGTTAGCGATAGACAATCTGACGTTAACGCAGAAGAATCTAGAGCACTTGCTGCCGAAGGTCTTCTTGATGGACGTTTAGATGTTCTTGAAGCTGATCCAGTAACAAAGAGCTATGTTAACGCTGCAGATGCTCTTCGATTAAAACTTGATGGTTCAAATTCAATGACAGGTCAATTAAATATTGATTTGCCTGCAAATTCACAAATGGCTTTAAGAGCTACGAGTGTGCCTACTTTAAATGGCATTATCGGGGCAATGAATTTTCAGCCATATAATGGAACTGGGTATACCTCTTCCGTTAAATTAAGTGGTATTGCAACTGAGGGCCATACATCATCAGCTCGTGGAAGTAAGCTAAACATAGAGGCAACTGCCAACGGTTCTACAAGTAGAACAGTGGTAGCTTCTTTTGCAGGCAATAGAGTCGATATGTTTCAGAATTTATACGTTAATAACGTATTAATTCCAGATACAACCTATGTCGATAGTCAAGTTAGTGCTGAAGCAAGTGCTAGATCTGCTGAAGATTTAACATTGTTTAAAAAAGATGGAAGTAGAAATTTAGAAGGTAACTTCTTATTTTCTGCTGAAACCTTTAACATTGGTAATAGTACAGCAAACAGACCTAATCAAATAAACGTTAAATCAAATATTTTATTAGGATATTCTAATGCTTCTCCTGCAGCGCAAACGACATCATATGGATCTATGAGTGGTACTGGTTTAAATCTTACTAACTTTACTGGTAATCCTTCTATAGTTCTTGGCAGATATGGTTACAACCCGACTACAAGTACGTATTCTGCCCTTGCAGCAGAAACTATTATGGGTGTAATTTCTTTTGGCGGTGGTTTAAGTACTAACAGCGTCGCATCACCAATAGTATCAATTGCAGGCGTAAGCAATGAAGCTTTAAGTACTACTAATAGAGGTAGTAAATTAAGATTTAGTGTTATACCAAATGGTACTTCTTCTTTTCAAACACCAATGGAAATTGTTGGTAATGAAGTTAGAATGCTTAGAGGACAAAAAGTAGCATATTCCACAAAAGCAGTAGATTATACTATTGTTGAAAGTGATTATATTATTGCTGTTTCTGACCTTTCTGTATCTCGCGTAATGACACTTCCAAGTGCTTCAGTAATGGGCGCTGGAAAAGTGTTTATTATTAAAGAACAGTCAGGAGCTGCATCACAATCTAAATATATTCAAATTCTACCTCAGTCTGGTCAACAGATTGATGGGCAATCTGATTATAAAGTTGTAATGCCTTACGAATCGGTAATGCTTGTTTCTAACGGAACACACTGGTTCATTATATAATTTATAAACTTGAGGGGTTCAGAGAAATCTGGACCCTTCTTAAAATATGTCCAAACACTATACAAAAAAGTTTAAAGAGGTCTTCGAGGAAGTCCTCAAAATCGCAGAGCTTGAAGGGCCAGAGAGGGGCAAACTGGCCTTTCGAGACGCGATGCTTGCAATCGGACATGAGGAGCGTGTTAGGAACCTATATAGGGTTCAAGACAAGCTTACTAAGCAAGCCAAGTTCTTTGTACCAAATGCTCCACAAGAACAGTATTTAAAGACAAAAAGTACGCGTAACATTATCCTCAAATGTAGGCAAGTTGGCTTTACGACTTTAAACTGTATTCGTGCTTTAGATTATGCTTTGTGGGAAAGCAACATGCGAACCGGCGTTTTATGCCACAAGTTGCAAGTTGTTAAAACCATCTTTAATGATATTACAAAATTTTGCTATAATTGGTTCCTAAGAGATTGGGGCCATATGTATAGACCAGAAGAAAAAAGTGATTCTTCAACCTCTCTCTCGTTTGCAACTGACGGTCTTGGCCGTCCATTAGAATCTTCAATTCTAGTGCTACACGATTTCCGAGGTAAGACTATTCATTTTATGCATGTATCTGAAGCATCACGTTTAGAAAAAGATCGCCTTGTTGGTTCACTAAACGGCGTACCGGATAACGGAGAAATCACGTTAGAATCAACCGCAGCAGGTAGATCTGGAGAATTTTACAGATTGTGGCAGTCTTGGCGAAACAATAAACAAACTGCCCCTTACAAAGGATTTTTTGTACCTTGGTATAGATACTACCCAGAAAATATAGATGACTGGGAATTTCCAAAAGAAGGCACATTAAGTAGCAAAGAAATGGAAATGCTAGAATCATACCCAAACAAAATCACTAAGAATCACATTTTTTGGCGCAGATACTGTATTGAAGCTAAATGTGGTGGCGATGAAGAATCGTTTGAAAATGAATACCCAACGAATGATTTAGATTGTTTTTTAACTGGCGATGCCAATGTGTTTTCAAGTAGCATTTTAAAAATGCAAGACAGAAACACAAAGCAGCCAGTATTTGTAGGGCATCTAATTAGTCATGGAAATGTTTTAGAGATCCATGAGGATGCTAAAGGTTGTGTCAGTGTTTGGGAAGAACCTGAACCTGCGCGTGTCTACGTAATTGGAGCTGATCCAAGTGGTGGTGTCGGACAAGATAATGGAGCTGCCTACGTAAAAGATACGAAAACCGGAAAATTAGTTGCACGTATTTGGGGTGATTTAACCCCAGATGACTTTGCAAAAGAACTATATAAGTTAGCTAAATTTTATAACAATGCTTGGATATGCGTTGAATCAAATAATCATGGTCACGTTGTATTGCATGTTCTTAAAGAGATTGGTTATCGTAATCTCTATAAACGATCTGCAATTGACGAAATGACCAATAAACCAACTAAAAAAGTTGGGTTTTTGACAACCAACCAAAGCAAGATTTTGATAACTGAAAAGTTAAAAACTGCAGCTAAAGAAGGTAAAGTTATTATCTTAGATGCAGATTTAATTTCCGAAATGTCAACCTTTGTGCAAATTTCTGGTAAAAGTGGTGGAACGGTAAAACGTGAAGCTTCATCTGATGCTCATGACGATCTTGTTATGGCAGCAGCTTTAACAGAAGAAATGCATTCGGCTAGAGACTGGGATACAACTACAGAAAGTACCATGAATGAAATTATGGAACTAGTTGTAGATCCTGATACTGGCTTTATTGTTGGGTAATTTGGCACACTGCTAAGTTACTCTTGGTGAGTGACAATGAAAAATCCATTCGAACGTGATGAACAAGACGTTCAAGAACGTGATAGTGAAAAACATGCTATTCGTGTTGTTAGGGCATTTATGCTTAACAGCAAAGAATATCGTGAACCTCATTTAGAGTTAGCTAGAAAATCTAGAGAACTTTATGAAAATTGGAGTCCTTCCGGTCGTTCTATTGTTCAACGTGCTAATCTTAAACTTCCTTTTGGTTTTACAATCATTGAAACACAAACACCACAAATTGTAGACGCCTTCTTTAGAGGGGGTAGTGTAATACAATTTAAAGGTCAAGATTATCAAGATGCTATGTGGGAAGATCCTATGACGGATTTCCATCACCACCAATTTGAAGAAATGGGTTTTCAAAGCAAAACCGCCAATTTTATTAAGGCTATGTTATTAGACGGTACAGCCATTGCAAAAGTACCTTACCGATATAAAGAACTTGAAACCTTGCGTAGAGTTACGCAAATAGATCCTATTAGCGGCATGCCTATTTCGATGAAACAGCCAGCCGTAGAGGTTCTCTTTGATGGGCCTGATCTTGAGATTGTTCCTATCTATGATTTCTTTCCTGACTGGACTGTTAAACGTCCCGGCGATGTTGTTGCTATGCGCGGTTGCGTACATCGTACCTACAAAACCATTACCGCGTTACGTCAAAATACAAACTACAAAAACGTAGACGAGATTGAGATCAGCCTTCAAAGTAAAGGTAATTCGGCATGGGCAAAACCCTATTATTCAGATGACTATAAAGCAGACTTCGATAAACTTAACGACAACGTAGAAGGTATCAAAGATGAAGGTGAAGTAGAAGTTTGGGAATACTGGGGCTTATTTGATCCTAAAAAAGATGGTGAATTTAAAGAATATCTAATCGTTATTGCAAACGGCGATGTGGTATTACGCATGGAAGAAAACTTCTATGATTACAAATTTAAACCGTTTGTTGCATGTCCTAACTATTCTAGAGAATCAGAATTTTATGGTATTCCAGAATTGTTGGCTGTTCGTTCCTTAATTAAAGAAGCCAATACTCTGCGTAATGCCAGACTTGATAATATCAACTTATCTGTCAATCCTATGTGGATTGCAGACCGAGCAGCAGGTATTAACACTAAAAGTTTATTTTCTAGACCTAATGGTGTTATCTGGACTAATGACATTAATGGTATTAAACCTCTTCCACCTATGGACCCGTCTATCGGATCTAGAGAAGAGATGGCCTTTATCCAAGGCGATATCCAGAATGCAACGGCTCTTGTAAATGCAGCTCCTATTGCTTCTAACTTAGGTAAGCAATTTGGCCGTTCTGCAACAGGTGTTAACTTTATTCAAAGCTTTGCAAGTTCTAGAATCAGTCTTAAAGCTAGAACATTGTCTGAAATGTATTTTAAACGCGTAGCGCAAATAATGCTTATGACAAATAGGCAATTCGTGACCGAGGATCACTGGGTTAGAGTTTCTGATCCTAACTCACCTAACCCATTCACGCAATTGCCAGCGGATGCGTTCTTCCGGTCTTTTGATTTCGTGGTAGAAACAGCCTTAGAAAATGGGGGACCGGAGGGGCAATTTCAAAAGATACAAACGGTCTCCCAAATACTTCAGGCTATTGAAAACTCTCAGCCCGGAACAGTCAAATCTGAGGTATTGCTAGAGGCCCTATTACGCCCCCTCTTAGGACGTCAGGTTAAACGTTTTGTAAACAGCCCAGAAGAGCGGCAAGCAATGCAAATGCAGCAATTAGCAGCCCAACAGGCTATTAATGCGCAGCAAGGAGCAGCTGCCCCTCAACCAATGGGCGCTGAACCACAATTAAATCAACAACCAACACTTGACATTTTAACCGGACTTGGGTTACAATAAACTATGTTGTACGAAAATGAAAATCTAAAGTTATGGATGCCAGAAACTGGTGAATTTACATCTAAAGAAGAAATTATAGATGGTGAAAAAAAACGCATAATTGAAGAAGGCCATGCTTTAGAAGCTATGTTAAGGTCTGATGGCTGGAAAGTAGTTAATAGTTTACTTGTTGTTACAATAACAGATTTAAAAGAAAAGCTTGCTTATGAGCAAGATATTGAAAAGATTCGTCGCCTCCAAGAGGCTATAAAAGCTTACCAAAATGTCCTAACCTATGTTGATTATAAAATCGCAGAGGGTAGGGCTTTGGCTGAACAAAACCAGTCCCCTAAAGAGGGCTAAACTGTAGGAGGAACACATGGCAAACGAGACAATCGCAAATCAACAGGCGACCTCGCAAGAAAGCAATGCTCAGGCCACAACTGAGCAACAGACCCCTGAGTTGTCTACTCAAGGACAATCTGCAGCAGTTGAAGACGCTAACTCTATACCGCAAAAATTTGTTGGTAAGAGTCCAATGGAAATCATTCAAGCTTATAAAGAGCTTGAGCGAGATCGTGGACGACTAGCAAGCGAATTAGGGTCAGCTCGAAAAGACAAAGAGGAGCTAGAGACAAGATATAAACAAGTTGAGAGCGCATACGCTACTCATCAAAATCAAGTCCAAGCACCTAGACAGGTTCAAATCCAAGCAGAGGAAGAAGTGGACCCTGTTTCTGTATTTGAGGCTAAGTTTGAAGAAGATCCAAGAGTTGCTATTAGAGAGGCTTTAAAAGAGCTAAACAATTCTGTATCTAACAAACTTAAAAAACAGACTCTTGCACAAATGCAAGCAGAAGCTGTAGAATACTACAATACACAGAAGCGGAATAATCCCGACTATGCTAGACGAGAACCAATTATGCAGCAACTAGCAGCTGAGTTATCTGATATAGTAAAACCAGAACATGTTAACTCTGTTCGAGTTTTAAAAGCTTTAGATTTAATGTCTAAAGGATTAAATATAGATCACTACACAAGCGAAGCTGCTGCGCGCGCGCAGAAAGATGGTCTTTCTGTGCGATCTGAAAAACAACGTGCGCAGTCAGAATCGGCCTCTTCTCAAGGTGATAAGCAAGTTAGTTTTGCTGAATTATCCTTAGATGATATGCGTAAAGCATTAGGTAGATCTGACGACTAATTAGGAGCTAAAAAATGGCTACATCGACAACTACTACAAATGCAGCAAATCTGCACTTGTATTATGAGAAAAAACTCCTTAGCACACTTGAACCTCGTTTGGTCCTACAACCTCTCGGAAGAAAACAAAGACTTCCAAAAGGAAATGGAAAAGACGTTAAGTGGCTAAGATATTCAGCAATTGCTGGATCAGTAAGCACTTTGACAGAAGGAACTCCTCCTGCCGAAATCGCTTTCAGTACTTCAAACGTAACAGCATCAATTTCCCAATACGGACAATATGCTAAAGTTTCTGACCTTTTGTCAGACACTGCAATTGATCCTGTAATGGATAATTTGTCTGAGCGATTTGGTGTTGCTGCTGCAAAAACTATTGAACAACTTATCGTAAGTGAGTTGGCCAATAACTGCGCAAACCAAAACGTAAACAACCGAGCAAACTTTGCTGCAATCCAAGCTGGCGATGTTCTTTCACACAAAGAACTTATCGAAGCTATGATTCGTCAAAAAGCAGACTACATCGGACCACACGAGTCTGGTGATTATGTTGCAGTTCTTCACCCAAGAGCTGAATATGATCTGCTAGTTGATACCAATGCTGGCTCTTTCCTAGACATTCAAAAATACACCGATAACCGTCCTTTAATGAACGGTGAAATTGGTAAAATGTACGGGATGAGATTCTTGGTTTCTGACAAAATGCTAACTTCTGTTGGTAGCGGAGTTGGTGGAATTGATGTTCATCAATCTTTCGTCATTGGCGAAGAAGCTTTCGGCGTTGTTGAATTAAACAGCGATGCAATGAAAATGATTGTAAAACGCCATGGTTCTGCTGGAGCTAACGATCCGTTGGATCAGTTTGCAACAGTTGGATACAAGATTAACGGCTTTGCTGTTAAATATCTTGATGCAAGCTCTAAACGAGTTATTGCAATCAATGGTGCTTCAGGAATCTAATGCAAGTAGGAGGGGGTGTGGGAAATCTACTCCCCCTTTTCATAAAATGTTTACACTAGTACCTGCGAGGCAAAAAGCTATGCTTATCGGTGACTTTCAAAAAAGGCTTAAAAAGGCCAATCCTTTGCTTTATGTTCAAACGGATAAGTCTATAAAAAGAGAAGAAGGTCATAGACATTCGGGTATTTACCTAAAAAATCCTAAAAGACATGATATAAACGTGTCTACTGAACAATATGGTACTGTAAACTCTAACCATATCAAATATTTAGAAGCCCTAGAAAAAGGTGAGTTTGACTCATTTATTTGTGGAATTTGTATTGACTTTATTCCAGAATATGATATATTCAATCTAGAGTATTCAAGAATGTGCGTACCGGGCTGGCGCAGTATAGCTTTAACACTGGTAAATAAAAAAGTAACAACCCTAGATAAAGTAAGAAAAGCATTTAATTGCAAGGGTTTAGGCGAATCAGATTACGATAAAATGAGCTTCTTTCAGAAGCTAGAATTCGCAAAGAGGTTTGAAGATGGCAATTAATCAAACAACAGGCTATACTGGAAATGATATAGTTTCTAGAGTTACTAACTACGTAGGTAATACCAGCTCTACTTTTAGAGATTACGTTCGAGAAACTGTCCCACTAGCAATATTTAGATTTTGTAAAATGCATGACTGGTCTTTTTTAAGAAAGACCGGCCTTACTCTTAATACAGTTACAGGACAAGCAGAATACGATCTTTCCGTAGCTAATATCGGTTTTTTAATGGCGTCTACTGACGTTGAAACAATTCGAGCTGAAGCTGATGGTGTTGTCATGAAACGAATTGATTTAAATCAAATTAGAAGATTAGACGCAGAAAATAGTGATGGTTCTGTTAATGATACTCCTTCACACTGGGCTATTACAGGAGACAATTCAATAAGAATTTGGCCTCCAACAGTTAAAGCAATGGCTCTTAAAATTGATGGTAAAATAACACCTACTGTACCAGATCCAGATAGCATGACATCTGCAGTACCAATTCCATATAAATATCAAGAATCTTTAATTGAATATGTTATTGCTTTAGCCCTTGATCGTGAAAATGATGATAGAGCATCGGTTAAAAAGCAAGAAGCTATGGCATTAATTAGATCTGACATTTTAGATGACATGAGAAATCTTGGTGAAACTGAAAACCCAAGAATTAAATCTTTAATGGAGTCTCGTTTTGACGGTGTTAATGGTAACAGCGACGTTCCGGGTTTTAATGTTTGGGATGAGTAATGGGTACTAAGAATTACGTATCAGAATTAGAATATTCAGATGCAAAGGGTTTAGATACCACTTCGCCTGAAAATTTAATGGCTCCGGGATACGTACGCGAAGCTCTTAACATTAACATTGGTTCTACCGGTGGTTATGTAAAACGCAGCGGTTTTGTGGAAGCTTTAGATACGCCGGCAACAGGTTATAATATTCGTCAAGGTATTGAATTTAAATTAAGTAATGGAACTGCCCAAACTTTATTATATGCTACAAACAATTCTACAGCAGCCTATTTAGGTAAAATAGTAGCAGGCAGTCTTGTTTCTGTTAAAAGCGGCTTTGGTTTTAATGGTAGACCTTCTTTTGCACAATTAAGTGATAGTCTTTTTGTGTTTGACGGTGGCAAGGTACTAATACCACAAGTTTATGAAGCCCAGTCTGCAACGAGAGATATGGGCATTGATCCCCCCTCTGCCCCTCCAACAGGGTCTGCCGCTGCAGGCGGCGATCTTGAAGAAGGACAATATGTTTATGCTTACACATATGCCTTTTATTATAATAATATTTTAGTAGCTGAAAGCAGTCCTTCTGAATTATCGGCAACAATTGACACAACAGCAGTAAATAAAACAATTAATTTAACATTAACTGATTTACCTACGTATGGGGATGCTAATTTGTCTCACTTAGACAAAAAAATAAGAATTTTTAGAACGTTTGTTAATGGTAATGTTTTGTTTTTAGAAGATGAGATTGAAGCTAATTTAACTTCATACGCATCAAATATATCTGATTACTCTTTACAATCTGAACAAATGTCTTTAGATAACACAAGACTTACAGAATACACAGATTATGATGAAGCAAGATTTCCAGTTATCGCGAGAAACAGACTTTTAGTATTCCATCCTTCTATGAATAGAGGGAGATTTTCTAAGATCGGGTTTAACGGGCCTTTACCAGAGAGTTTTCCTGTGGTAAACGAATTCTCAGTTGAGGGGCAATTCGGAGCTGCGGATGCTGTGGTAGGGGCCGGTCAAATTAAAGGTATCCCAATTGTTCTAAAAGAACGTTCAGTTGGTAGATTAGAAGAAGTAGGTCTACCAGACTTAGGTAGAAATGAAGACCCTGTAACTTATATTTACCGAGAAATATCTGAACATATTGGTGCGGTATCACACTATGCTCAAACTCAAGTATTTGACGAACTAATCTTTTTAGGTAGAGATAATGTCTATGCTACTGATGGGCAAAATGTAAGACCTATTGCAAAAGCAATTCAAGAGACAATTAGAAATTGCGACTTTAGTGGTACCAAATCTTATAAATTAAGCGCCATTAATGATACTAAAAATCGAAGAATTTATATACAAGTTTTTGAAGATACAAATGCCGCAGAACCCAACTTAACTTTAGTTGGTGATTATCAGCAATATCCAGAATTTAGATGGACAACTTATGGCGAAGGTATTAGCAATGTTACACATCCGGGCCTTAAAGCAGGTTGTTTTTTTCAAACGGAAGCTACTGCAAGTGGTGGCTTAGATATTTATTTTGGAAACACCAGTCTTAATGGGCAGTATTATAAAATGAATACTGGCACAAATGATGATGGTGATCCTATATACATGAAATTGGTTTCTAGACCTTACATGTTTGGTCAACCAATGGTGCAAAAGTTATATAAAAATGCACGCATATTCGCTGAAGCAGCGGATGATACTTACGAATTTGAATTTTGTTCTATTTATGATTTAGGTTCTGAAGAAGAATTTTGTGAAGATTTTAAAATATTTGGTGTTGGCACTACGTGGAATGATTATAGTTGGACATTTACGCAAGATGAGGTAGATATCTATAATGCAAATCCATTAAATCCACTATATCCAACAGCACCTGCTGTTGCGGCATCTCCAGATTTAATTTGGAATGGTCCAAGACTATCCGAATTAGTTTATGACCCACATAGAAAAGCCAAAACCATGCAATTAGTTTTTAAACAAACAGAGGCAGATGCCCCCTTAACACTCCTCGGTTGGGGTGTATCAGGTAGCATTTTCTCTGGTATTTAGGAAAGGATAAACCAATGAGTTCACCCACAAGCAGTTCAAGTTGTGCTCCATTTCATTTATATACAAATAACCTAAGTGCCAGTGCTTTAGAAGTTTTCGTAGGACGAGGAAACCTTTATGGTTTCTTAGTTGAAAACAATACAGCATCGGACATTTTCTTACAAGTTTTTGACGCAGCAAGTGCTGCTTCTGTAACTGTAGGAACCACTTCTCCGGCATTTACTGTTCGTATCCCCGGAAGCAGTGCTTTTGGTAAAGATGCGGATGAAATGTCTTATAAGTTTTTAGGCAATGGTTGTGTTGTTGCAGTAACTACCACAAGAACAGGTAACACTGCGCCAGCTACAGCAGCTACCGCACAATTCTGGTTTTTAAATCGCCAGCCCTAATAAGAGGTCCATATGGCAGTTTTAACGATACCTAATACATTTGTAGCAGGAACGCCTGCTTTAGCAAGCGAAGTTAATGCTAACTTTGCTCAAATTGTTTCTTGGTCTACAGGATTAGATCAAGATAACATGACAACATTTACGGGTGATCTAGCTTTTACGATTGCCAATGGAAATGCGATTGTTATTCAAAATAACGGTAATGATGAATCTATCAAAATAACTCAGGGAGCCTTACTAGGGGCAGGTAAGGCTTCTATTCTAATTACTGATAGTCAAACACAAACGGCGTCTGGAGCTGCAGAACTTAAAATGGTTCTTGCTTCTGGAGCTACCATCCCTGCAATTCACGTTTTACATGGTGCTACTGATACTTTAAAACTAACCAAAACAAGTTTAAATCTTTTAGGGGATACTACTCTTGTATACAGTACAAGAATTAAACTCCCAGTACAAACTACAATACAACGAGATGCTATAGTTTCTCCAGAAGAAGGTTCAGTAATATATAATAGCACAACACAAACAGTAGAAGTAAAAAACAGTATTCAATGGCAGAATTTAGGAAATCCTATTGGATCTATGGTAATGTTTGCTGGGTCGATTGCACCTTTTGGCTGGTTGCTTTGTCAAGGTCAAGAAGTTTCTCAATCAACATATTCAAATTTATATTCTATTGTAGGTTCATCTTTTAATACTGGTGGAGAAGCTATAGGAAATTTTAGATTGCCTGACATGAGAAGAAGGGTGCCGATGGGTGCTGGCGGATCTGTTCCTGCCGGTGCCGTTGTTGCTACAAATACAGTAGGTTCTACTGGCGGTAGTGAAACTGTAACGCTAACAACAAACCAAATTCCAAGCCATCAACATTTAACAGATACTTTAGAAAGGGCTGCATCTGGTAGTTATTATAATGCTTATGGTACAGATGGAATAAATCATAGCCGTGGACATGAAGCTACAAACACTTATCCAGTACCAGGAAGTCCGTGGGTATATACAGCTAATACTGGGGACGGACAAGCGCATAGCAATACTCAACCTTCATTGGTCGTAAATTATATCATTAAATATTAAAATGCATTTACGTCCAGTTACAATTGAAGACTTTAATATGGTTATAGAATGGGCACAAGACCCAAATCTAGACGAATATTTTAGACGTACACCACCATTGTGTGACTGGGCAGAACCATCTAAGTTTATGCAACAAATGGGTGATAAATATATAGTAATGAAAAATGGTAGTGCAATAGGTCTTCTTAGCATGGGCATAGAAGATCATTTAAGTAGGACGGCTAAATGGGGTGTTCTTTTAGCTAAAAAAGATCGTGGAGATTCTACTAAAGTTAATGAAGTTGTCAAAAGCATTCTTTTTGATAAACTTGGTTGTAATAAAATATTTTGCATAATACTATCGCATCGCGATGGTTTAAAACAAAACTTAGAAGCCGCTGGTTATGAGCATGAAGGTACTTTAAAAAAATCATGTTTATATCGGGGCAAATTAGTTGATGAGTGTTTATACTCACTACTTAGGAGGGAATACTGGGCTGCTGATGCTACAATATTAAGTAATTATCAATTATCTGATTCCGCTTCTGTATCGCTTTCAGGGGATACAGAAACCCGACCTGCAAATATAGCTTTAAATTATATTATAAAATACTGAGTAAACTCAAATGCACTTACAACAAATTAAAATTGAGCATAAACCTACAGTATCTCTAATGGCAATCTCTATTGATAATGTCCATAAAATACGTGAGTGGTCACGAGATCCATATTACGCAGAATACTTTAGAAGATATGCCCCTGAATTTACTTGGGGCGATGATGCTGCCGTTGCACACATGCACAGCGCATCTTTCTTTGTAAGAGTAGAAGATGAAATTGTAGGTATGGTTGGTTTTGCTAACTATGATCAACATAACAAACAAATTGAATACGGCATTTTGATGGAAAAAGATTGTCCAAACAAAGTTAAGGTAATATTTGAATCTGGTGAACTTGTAAAAGACTATGTTTTTAACTACCTAAACCTAGAAAAGATTTTTATACGAGTGCTTACCCATCGAAAAGAGATTAAAAGAATACTTGCTTTAAATGGTTTTAAACTAGACGGGCTTTTAAGAAACAACGTCTATTGGAATGGTAAAATGCACGATGAGTGGCTTTTTACACAGCTTAAGGGAGAATGGATATGACTGGATTAGAGGCAATCTGGATACCTATGGTTGCAGGCGCTGTCACTGGTGGTGGTGTCGCTGCGGCTAAGGGGGGTAGTTTTGGGGATATTGCAAAAGGGGCAGGTATAGGAGCTGCCGGTGGAGCTGTGAGTGGTGGTTTAGCTTCTGGTTTAGGTGCCGGCGGTGGAGCTATCGGAGGTTCAAGTGCTAATGCTGCTGCAGATGCAATTACAACTCCGCCTACTGATGGAGCAATTGCACCTAACTTAGCAAGCCAACAAGTTTCTGTACAAAATATCCCAGAAACACAACCTAATTTAATGGCTACTTTAAATAAAACGGCTATGCCAGTACCTGCTGGAATGCCTTCTTATGCGTTGCCACCAAATATGCAGGGTAGTGTAGAACAACAATTTACACCTGCTAATTTAAAACCGGAACCATGGCAAATGACAAATGAACAGGCTTTAGCTGTAGAACAGCAACCGACAACCAAGGGTAAAGGTTGGACTACAGCAGATTATATTAATGCTACAAGTTCTGCTGCAAATCTTGCAGCAAACATAGCTCAAACCCCTCCATCACCTCCGTCTCAAATAGCGCCAATGCCTGCTATTTTTAGCGGTCAAGGTGGAGATTTAATGCAACAACTATCACAATTATCGCAAGGATAAAGGAGAATTTATGGGTGGCGGACCAGAAGTAACAGAACAAAAAAATATATTAGATCCCCAATTACTACAAATGTATAAGGGGTATTTAACAGATTATCAATCTCAAATTGCTGGCGGAGTCGGTGGTGTGGGTGGTTATAGAAGTGCAGCAGAACAAGCTGCACAACAATTGCAAACCGGATTTACTCCTCAATTTTCTACTAGACCGGATGTAATGACTAGAGGTCTTGCATCCCAAGCTACTCAACAAATGGCGCAGCAAGCAGCAGCTCAAAGAGCAGCTATTGCACAGCAATTTAGGGGGCAGCCGGGAGCTAACATGGCTTTGCAACGGCAAATTGATATGCAATCTAGACTGCAAGCTAATCCTGTGCTATTTCAAGCTTTTCAACAGCAACAGCAAAGAGAGCAATTGCAAAATCAAGCTAGATTGCAAGCACAACAAGCTGGTAATCAAGCACTTATTCAGCAATTGGGTCTTAGAGCAGCTCCTCTTGAAGCTCAAAAAGCTTTACTTGGCTCTGTTGGTCAGGCTTTACAATTAACTGGAACACAACAACAAACTAAATATTAGGTGATATATGGGTGGACAAGATAACGCAAGCACATTAATACCGGCAATTTTAGGTCTTGGCGGTAATGTTACAGGTATCGCTGTAAATAGGCCGGGATTAGGTCAACCATTAACACAGTTTTCTCAACAAATGCAAGAGCGACAGCTAGAACAGCAAAGATTGGAACAACAGGCTCAACAAGAAGCTGTTAGAAGACAACAATCTGAAAGAAGATTGCAAATGCAAGAGGAAACTCAAAATGCCTATTTACAATCTTTAGGTTTAACCAGAGAAAGACAAGCACGAGGAGAACAAAGACAAGACAGACAATTGCAAATTGCTGAGCAAAGACTAAATTTGGCAAAAGAAAAGATTAAAGAAGACAATCAGCGCAAATTAAACATCGCAGCAGGTATTGGTAGACTTCAAAAAGCTGGACAATTTTTATCCCCTAGAGAATATGAGCAATTTGACGCCCTTCTTAAAGCTGGAGATATTGCTGCTGCCTCAAATTTTCTACAACAAAATGATCGGTTTGCTAGAATTAGGGATCTTCAAAATCAGGGAAAATTAACTGCCGATGGTTTTGACAAACAAGTTTCTAGTTTATATCCAGAATTATCTAGCGACGCATTAAAATCATTTACAAAAAGTGCAAGACAAACGTTTATTGAAGATCCGGGTTTTTTTAAATCTAAAAAATTAGTAGTGCAACAGCCAAGAGTTCAGGTGCAACAAGAAAATATTTCAGGAAATATTAATCTAAATACTCGACCAATTGTTAGAAATGCAGATGGTTCTATTTCTACAGTAAGATCTATGTCTTTTGAAGAAAATGGAAAACAAGTATTAATTCCAACTGTAAGCCAAGAGGGTAAAATAATGGAACCTGAAGAAGCGATTCAATATTATAAAAAAACAGGACAGCATTTAGGTATTTTTAATACGCAACAAGAAGCAGATAGTTATGCACAAAAATTACACGCGCAACAAGAAAAACAATACGGGTTACAAACACCCCAATTAAGAACGCCTGAACAAGAAGCACGATTACAAGAATTGAGACGCAAACAAGGTAGATAACTATGCCGTTGACTCCACAAGAAGAATTGGAATTAAAACAACTAGAATCTCTTGGAAGTAGTACAGGTTTGTCTCCAAGTGAACAAAAAGAATTAGAACAATTAGAATCTTTAGCTCCAGCACAACAAATCCCAACTTCTATACCAGTGTCTATGGAATTACCATCTCCTGAGCAAGTTAAATTGCCTTCAGGAAATGAAGCTTTAAAGCAGCAATCAGAACGGTTTAATCAAGCTTTTTTGTCTGGTACTTTAGCAATCCCTTCTCAGTTATTACAAGCCCAAACCCAATTTGAACAACAAATACCAGTAGTGCAACAGTTAAAGCAAATGGGTATTACTCAACCAACTTTGGCTGAAAGTGCTTTAGCAGCAATGCCAAAACCATTAGCAGAAACTTTGACTTTTGAACCACAAAATCTTTCAGAAACTGGTGTTCAAATAGCAGCAGGTTCTTTTGCGCCAGAAGCCGCAGTGTTGCAACCACAAACAGCTTTAAAACCACCAGTTACAGCTTTAAACCCCTCTGAATATGTCCCGGTATTAGAAAAGATGGCGTTAAAACCAAGCAAAGTTATTGGGCAAGAACTTGGTAAAACATTCGACAAATTAGAAAAAAGAAGACTTAATCTTCTTAAGCTTATAGAACGAGCTAATGCCGCTGAAAGACCTACAGAAGAATTAGCTACAAAATTAGAAGATATAGTAACAAAGCAAACACAAATAAAATCAGCAATAGATAATATTGCAATACCTGTTGCAGACCGCGTTAATATTGAACGCACTTTTGGTGTTAGAAATACCCCAGCAGATATTTATGATAAAGCTTTAACTACGTCTAAATTTGTTGATACTTTAGTAGAAAAAGGTGTTATAAAAAATAATAATGCCGACGGGATTAGGCAAGCAGTTTTTAATGAAGTTTTAAATGCTAATGGTATTTTTCCTGAAACTAAAAAAATTAGTAAATATGATATTTTAGGTGAAATTTTTAGGTGGAGTCAAGTTCAAAAACGTACTGGCGTTGGTACTGGTGAAATGGCCCAAGAATTGGTAAATGTAAAAACCAAAGCTGCAAATTACAGGCAGGATCAAAGAAAAATTTTAAGTTCTCTTTATAAACAAGCTATAGATTCCGGTGTTGATCCTAAAACAATGTTACAAGATTTACAATATTTTATAACTCAACCTGATGGTTCTATTATATTTAATCCAAAACCCGTTCCAATTCCGGGTAAAGTGATGATTCCTGAAACAACAAAAAGATTTACAATGCAACAAGAAAATGCATTAAAAAATGTACGAGTTTATTTAGACTCTGTTGCTGATGATTTAAAATTACCCAAACTTCCCGGCTATATACCTATTAGAGAATTACCAACTTTAGAAAATATCTCAACAAAAACCTCTGTACAAGCTAATAAATACCCTGCTCTTGCTCAAGCCAGAAAATCTGGTTTATTTAACCCCGCTGTACACGAAACAGACTTTGCTAATGTTATGCAACGGTACGTTGCTGAAGCAAGTCGTCAAAAGTTTATTGGTCCTGCTTTAGAGGGGGGTGTGGATATATTAAACCAGCTTAAACTTTCTGGATTGACGAATGAGGCAGATGCTTTTAATAGATATTTAGCGGACGTTCTTAATATTGATTCTCAAAAAACTGCATCGCAACTATTTGGTACTTATAAAACACAGCAAATTAAACCTTTAATTGATCAATTTGTTCGTGTTGTTCCAGAAGCAGACACTGTAGCAACCGAAATCTCCGATGCAGCCTCAAGAGCAATGTATAATAATACCGTAGGGGTTAATCCTAAAACTTGGTTTAATCAATTGTTACAAGCCCCTTTATTTGGCAGCATAGAACTTGGACCTACATGGTGGGCAAGCGGTGCTAAAGACATGGCTAAGGGTATTTTAGGTCTTGGTAAAGAAAGAATGAAACAGGCAAAAAAGATTTTGCAAGCTTCCTTAATTAAAGACACAGCTAACTTAGAAGAACAATTTACAAAGGCCCCTAAAAGCAAAATTGCAAAAGCTATAGATTTTATAAATGCACCGCAAGCGTGGGTAGCAAAAAAAACTATGGGTGCTGGAGAATCTGGTAACCGACTTCAAACTATATTAGGAGCACAGAATAAATTTGAAGCTTATTGGAATCGTGGTGGTCAACAAGCTATAAATTCTCTATTAAATGAGTCTGCTCTTACAACAGCTCAAAGAGAAATGGTGAGTAGGGCTTTTATTTCTGGTGGTGTAGAAAATGCAAGAGATGTCTATGCTTTGTTAATTACACAGCGAGTTAATTTTACATACAGTGTAGCAGACAAGCCAGAACTTCTTAGAAGCACTATAGGTAAATTATTTCCTTTTACTACTTATGCAAGAAATATTTTAGCAAGAAATGCTGAAGCTGTCGCAGAAGGAAAACCTTTATACCTTGCAAAACAAATTGTTTATCCATTATCGGTGTTAGCTGTTTTTGACGCCTTTACTGATAAATCATTACCTAGTGGTACTTTACCAGCAGAAAGTGTTATAGATCTTGTTTCTCGCGGTATAACAGCAACACCATTTATTATTGCCAAAGATCCATTAAAAACATTAACGCCTATCCCTAAAGGTCTTATTAAATTAACTACTGAAGATGGTATTGAATTAGATATTGACAAAGCTATTGAACTAATGTATAAAAAAGCTGATGTATTTCCAAACTCAAGTGAATCAAAATACAAGAAGTTTTACGAGTTTATGAAAGGGGAATAGTATGGCAGCAGATTTACCACCATATATGTGGTCAACAAAACAACAAGTTATACAACGACAACCACAACAGCAACAAGCTATACCTACCGATTTAGTACCTGAAAAGCAAATAAATTCACTTTCTCCATATGCTAAAACAGAAGAAGGTAGGTCAAAATTTACACAGGATATGTATGAAATGGGAGTAAATTTAGGTTTAAGCCCAGAGGCAGCAAAGGCGTTTGTAGCACAAAAAGCTCTAGAGTCTGCATGGGGTACAAGACTAGCAGCACCTTATAATTTTGGTGGTACTAAAGCAAGACCTGGAGAAGACTACAAAATAGCAATAACAACAGAAGAAGAAAATGGCAAAATAAAAAAAGTAAAAGCCAAGTTTGTTTCTTTAAAAAATGCGGAAGATTATAAAAATAGAATGCAAGAATTGTTTCAACTTGACAGGTATAAAAAAGCAAAAGAAGCCAATACTTATTCAGATTATGTAGATGGCATGGTAGCAGGTGGTTATGCTACAGATTCAAAGTATAAACAAAAACTACAAGCCTTTAAACAAAGCGTAGAAAAAAGATTAAAATGAACTTTCAAGATTTTTTAGATATTATTAGCGCCTTATTTACAATCATTGGCGCACTCAAAGTCATTGCAAGGTATACGCCTTGGAAATGGGACGATCTCATCCTAGACTTTTTGGATTTACCTATGAGATTTTTAAGAAAGAAGGATAAAGATGAAAGCTGAAGAATTGCTTCATAAAATAGACAAGCGTCTAGCTGTGCTTGAAGCTCTTAGTAAAGCACATGCATTAGAAACAGACCAACAATTTAAAGAGATCAAAGAGGATCTCACACAAGTTAAGACAGAGGTAAATAAACTAAAAGTAAAGGTCGCAGGTGTTGCGACCGTTGCATCCCTAGTTGTTAGCTTTGCTCTAAAGCATTGGGGTATCTAATGGCCTCAATTGCTTTATTTTTAGTTGGTGTACTATCCTTATTATTCTTTGATCCTACAGTAACTGCTTATATTCATGGCGAACCATCATATATGTGGCGTTTTGTAACGTTTTTTACACATATGGTAAGTCATGGTAGCTGGGGTCATCTATTTGGCAACTATATTTTTGGTGCTCCTTTTATGCTGTATTTAGAATATAAGCTTAAAAGCACTAAAAAGTTTGTTCGTTTGTTTTTTGCACTGGGTGCCTGTGCCTTTATATTTCAGGCAGCTTTTAACTATCTTTCCGCTTTTAAATCATTGGGTTTAATCGGCAGTAGTGGTGCTATCTTTGGGCTAGTAGGGGCAGCCCTTTCTATGTATGATGGGCCAAAGCCGGTTAGGTTGGCAGCAAGATGCCTATTAGCTTTCTACTTATTTAGTCAATTGCAATTGGCAATGATATCTTTAATTTTTCCTATGGGTATAGCTTATGCTGCCCATTTTGGTGGCTTAGTGGGAGGAGTGTTATTTACTCTTCATCATCGTCATCATCGTCGTCGTCTTTCTCGTCATCTTCGTAATTTGGCCAAGCGGATTCGAAGATAATTTCGCGGTGTTCTCTATACTCGCTTTGCAATTGTTCTTCTAAAGATAGTACTCTATCTTCTAGTCGTTCTACCATGGATCTAAGATAATCCATGTGATCGTCCATGATTGCAATTTTCTTAATTATTATTTCCAATTTTTCTTTCTGAGTCATGGGTTCTCCTAGTAAATTTAAGCGGTTGAATGTGGACTACTGCTGACTTAACTATAGCAAACTGCTCTGCATTTTCTTCAATCTCTCCATTGCAAACCCATGATGCTATTTTGTAGCATACATCATCTTCATCATAATATATACCTACTACTTCACAGGTTAAGGCTTCTGAATTAGATCCTGTCCATTTAGCATGGTCCCAGAATCTGATATATACCGGCGTCATTTTCTTGAATTTATTCATGGCGCTTTACCCCTGTAGCAAATTTGCCACCACAATTTTTACACTCCCATTGTTGTGATAAAGTCATGCTGTTAGCTCTAAAACCATCTTTACGAACTTCTTCTGATCCACATTTAGGACATCCAGTATGCCCCTCTAACAATGCCATATTAGGATGCTTTTCCATCCAAGGTAGCATAGCAAGATAGACTTTTTCTAAAAGTCTTACATCTTGTTTATTATACTTTTTAAGTAACCCCCAGCTTTTCTTGTTGTCGCGTATACAACCAAGCCAAAGATCAAAACCTGTATGTTTAACTTTCTCACCAATTTGTAACGTTTTTGCAATATCATTTAGTTTATTACTATTAAGTTTAAAGTATTTTCTAGCAACCTTTAGTGTATCTACAGTCGCAAACATAGAGGGGGGTTGCATGTTATGCGCAAGCATTCTAGCCTTCACTTTGCGAATGTCAAATGAGTCACCATTGTGTGCAATGACCACGTCTGCAGAATCAAATAGATCCCAAATATGAGACAACAATTGCAACTCCTTATGCCCCTTTTTGTAGTCGCATAGGGCTTTGCAATGGACCGACCTATCGCCAAGCCATTTATAGCTTACCGAGATTATCTTCCATTCTTCTTCAAAGGCAACCACGTCTTGTTGGTATTTACCCCAGACGTATGCTAAGTTAGGTGACGTTTCTATATCAAATAATAATACTTTGGGTTTCATTTTTTTCTCCTAGCTTTTTTGCCTAATCCAGAAAATCTTCTGGTATAGTAGGTTCCCATCCCGATTGCGGCAAGTTCGTCTTCGGAGCTAACCCGCCCTTTATAAGCTTTAATTGGATCTTTCGTCGTTTTCCACGATGTAGCCTTCTGCCAAGCCGATATGCTAATGTCGGCAGCAATAGTGCGATCTGGATTATAAAGAGCCATAGCAATAACAGAAACAGACCAATGTGTATAAATATGAGTGTTGCGAACAAGCTGCTCAATGTGTACCTCATCTACGTTTGTAAACTTCAACTTTTTATATTCATTAAATATGTAGTTAAGTCTATCAAAAACGTCATCTTTTTTATTTGTTGCGACAGTCCCAGATCGAACCAATTCGTCATCTGAGAATAAGGCCCAGCCAGTTGATATGCTGGCTGGGTCAATAAACAACCTATGCTTTGGCTGCTTCAACACTTTGAGTCTCCGCTTCTACTGGCGTTATAGAGGCTTGGGCGCGTTTAAAAATATCTTGTAACACGCTATCCTCAGCAGCTAGATCAAACACCATAGCAGCCTGTAGATTCTCATCAAAGTTTGAAACTGCTTGATGATACTTTCTAATGGCGGTCTTTACTTCTTCTGACGACAAGTTACCTTGAGGTTGAAGTGTAATACCAACTTGCAAGCGGAATCGCTTTTCTGCTGGTGCCATTTCAAGTGCATCAAGCATAGCTTTTGATGCTTCCTTTATTTTGCTTACTGTTGCTACATTGCTCATTTTTTACTCCTTCTATTTGTATTTTATCAGATTCTAACAAAGAAGTCAAAAGTTTTATATCAACTTTTAACGGCACTGTTAGAGGGTAAATTGTCTCAGCAACTTCTTGAATTTCTTCAAGTTTATTTACCTGAGTTTTGGAAAGCTGTATAACAACCGAATCGTGAACTTGAGTTACGATGCGAAAGTTTCGCCTGTGCAACTCTATCATCGCTCGTTTAGTTATACTAGCTCCCAAACTTTGAATAGGAAAATTATATCCTTGCTTTATAGCATGTCGCCATTCTTTTGTATTTGACGGCAATTGCAATATCTCAGGTAGTCTTCTTGTTCTACCGGCTTCTGATACCACAAGACCATTAACCATCATAAAGCGCATCTGTTTTTGTAAATACTTTTTATAGCCTGAATATAACTTATAGAATTCGTTAATAATATATTGAGATTCATCTATACTTTTGTTAATGATGTCCGACAATCTATATGCCGAGGCATCATAGATCATGGCGAAGTTAGTGGATTTACCTACCTGTCTGTCGGCACCTATAGCTTTTGCAGTAATCTCATGTAGGTCTAGATTATCATTATACGCCTGTATTAAGAGGGGGTCTTGAGATAAGTGGGCCGCAAGTCTTAATTCAAGCTGGCTATAGTCAAAGTAAACAAATACATCATTTTCTGTATCAGGAACAAAGAATCGTTTGATTTCTGAACCGCGCGGTAGGTTCTGCATGTTTGGATTTCTAGAGGACAGCCGACCTGTAACAGTGCCGCCTTTGCTACCTTCTTTGCCACGCCCAGCCTGTAGATACTCAGCATAGATGCGGCCATCCTCTATTTGTGACATTAGCCCCTTTTCCTCTCCCGTATAAGTCGTAATTAACTTCTGATTCTTTTTGTACGTTTTGTAGAGCGTGAGTACTTTATGGACCGGATCACTCTCTTTAAGACTTTGTCGCAAACTTTCGAGAGAGCTTTCTGAAGTCGACGGTTTACCTGTCGCAGTTTCTTCCACAGCACTTTCGGGTATTCCGTATTGGCCGAAGATAAGCGCTGAAAGATGATCCGCACTTTGCCAATTAAATTTAGTACCATGCTTCGCACTGGATCTTTGCACATTATCCCTGCCTTTTTGACTTTTCTTTTCTGCGATTGCTTCTTCATAGAGTTCTCCTTCTATATTGGTTATTTGGTCAATGCAAACGTCGTTTAATTGTTCCATTAAATAGTTGTTTTCTAGTAGCAATTTAGCTCTATAATCTCTTAATTTGTCTTCATCTAATTTAATTCCACGTAACTCCATATCAAGTAACACTGATTCTAGGGGCATGGTTTCTTCGGTATAATAAGTTAACACAGTATTCTTAAAACCCTTTTCTTGCATTCTTGTATGTATCATTTTTAATGAATCTGACAAGGAATTAAATAAGGCTAAAGTATTTTCACAATCTTCTTTACAATATTTTGCAATGAGTTCTCTATAAGGCCGACTGGGATTATCCAAATCAGCCCGACAGAGGTCTGCAACCGAACGGCCATTTATTTGAGAAACTGCGCGATCAATTTCTCTTTTGGCTTCTAATCTATCTTCTCCCGATAGTTCTTTTAAACCCAATCCTCGATTCTCATTTTGTAATTGGGCCATGAGTTTTGTATCCCAAATTTTAGCTTTTACATCAAATCCATTAGCAATGAGAAACTTAAGGTCAAAGCGAATGTTATGACCAACAACATGGTTCTCAGGATTACTGAGATATGCTTTGATTTTTTCATCTGTTGCCTCCAAATATCCGGCAGAAGTTTCACTGGCAAACCCAATACCATGTATGCGATCGATCCTTGGATTAAGTCCAGTAGTTTCAATGTCGAGTGCTATAAGTTTCATATTAGTATAACTCCATAAAGTCTTTAAGTTCATTTTGATAAGCGATAAAAGTTAGACCATGTCCAAGATCTCCTAATCTAGAGTCTTTTAGTAGCTCACTTTGCTTCATAAAACCTTTAAAAGTATATGTTGGTGAAGTTCCAACCATTAATGCAAATAAATCTCCAGTAGCTTTTTTCCATGGGGCGGCTAATAATTTTCCTGTTAAATACTTTGTAGTTTTAACATCAACAGAGCGCCCGTTAAAAATAACATCTCCGGCGTCTGTCTCAGTATTTCTAGTAAACACTGTAAAATCCGGATATAAATTATAAAGTTTGCAAAAAGCTAATTCAGCGCAAATACCCTCAAAATCAGTTTCTTCATCTGATTGCGCGCCAATTTTTGAATTGCGAACACCAAACTTTCTATTATTTGCATATCGCAATTCTGCAATTGTTTTGCATATTGATAATTCAGTATCCGATAATATTATCTGAGTATTTTTCATATTTTCAATTCCTCTTCTTGCTCAAGTCTAAAAGTAAAACTATGTTCATTAGCTGGGTTCTTTAACACTTTAACTAGTGGTACTTGCACACCCTTTGGGCCATCTCTATTTAGAGTACATTCAATAATAATTTGACCATCCTGATTTCTAAGATCAAGTTGTTGCTCAATCTTGTATTCAATACGGCCTGATTCTTTAGCAGAGTCTACACTTGCTGCGCCGTAAGCTCCACGTCTTTTTTCACAGATAATAAGAATGGTTAATTGTCCATCATACTTAAGCTTCAGAGCATCTAAATCTAGCAACCATTGGTCTACTGACATTCTTAAGTCAGAAAGATTTCTTGCTACAGATTGTAAACTATCTACAACAACTAAAGCTTTTTTATTAGGATAACCTTTCATCATCTTATCTACAGCAGCTTCAATGTCAGTCATATCAACTTTACCAAAATGACAATGCAGAGGTAACTGGGAGAGCCGTTGATACAGCTCCCCCACGTTTGGCATTCTTTTTAGTTCACCCCAAGAAAGATCATGTAAGTGGCAAAGTAGTCTATGAGACAGCCTTGACTTACCGTTCTCTTGGTCAATGAAGTACACTGGGTTTCCTTGACTTATGTTATACGCGGCAATTTGCAATGCAAGCGTTGACTTACATGCTTTAGGTTCGCCGATGATGCCAACAAAGCCAGCTAATCCTAGAAGCTGCGCGTCAAGGCGATCAATTCCTGTCTTAATACCGTTAACTTCTTTATGCAAATGCTTTAAAAAGCTATCGACATCAAGACCTAGTTTTTTACTAGAAAGGAAAGTTTGATCCTTTTGCTCTTGCATTTTGTACTCCATTAGTTTGTGCTACTGCTGAACCTGACTTAGCTTTAGACAATGCTGGTTTAATTACTAGGTCTGGATCAGTTTGTTTTTTCTTAGAAAGACTAGGAAATACTGACAACTTAATCATGCCTTTTTCATCGGCTTCCACGTTAGCCAATTGTTCTGCACGAATCAAGAGTTTAATATATTCTTGCTCCTTTCCTTCTTTATCAGTATAGGTTCCCTTGTAACCAATACCGAGATCAGGTGTTTTTTTCGCTGTGTTATGTGCCATTGTTTTCTCCTTTAGATTTTACTTCTTGGATGTCGTCTGCGATACTCAGCCCTTGCTAAGGCGCGTTCTTCATCCGTTCTTTCTGGGTTTATTTTGTCTACCTCTAGTTGCAAATCTTTGTAACGTGAATATACTGGCTGCCAATCTCCCATGATTAGCGACCCTTCGACGATTCTTTTGAGTTTTGCGTCGGGTATTTCACGTAGAAACTCAGGAGTGAGTTCATACTTATATTTATACTCACCTGCAGGGACAGTATTATTACGAAGATGCTCGTCAAGTAATACCCATCGCTCCAAAGCTTCGGCAAGATTAAGGGTAACATTAAGTTCACCACTAGTCCCATTACCTCGTTCAAAGTGGCTTGCCGTAACTGTGTCTGTCTCAGAATCGTAGGAGCAATACACAGAAACAAGTTCACCAAAATGATCATCAGAAAGCAAAATGTAAAGAAAAAGGCCATTGTTTGTTACTCCTTTTTTAGATAGATCTCTAAGATATAAGCCAATCTGAGTCATATATTCTGGCGATGGTTCTGGTTTTTCAAAGAACATGTTAGCACCATAACCAGACTTAGTTTTAATTTCTACTACAAATTTTTCCCAACCAGTCTCAGTCTTTTTTGCCATTAACAAATCTAGATATCCGTCCCAATTAGGATTGCTACCGCCAACAGGAACTTGAGTGCCAATAATATGCCAACCAACAAAATGTAATTTAGAAAGCATTGAGTTTACAATACCCGATTCTACAGCATTACCGACAAGCATTTTCATACTACCAAGAAAATCCGTAGGATTAGTTTCTTTAACTTTTTTCCAAGACCAAAACTGATCTCGCAAACAAGCTAAGTTACCACTTGCATAGTGTGCTCTACGGTCACGATAATTGACACGCTCTGTGTCATTTATCATTGCTTGCATTGCTTTGATTAAAGTATTCATAAAGACCCCTTGTCATCCATAGTTGAAAACATTACGGATGCTTTGCTGATATGCTTTAATGCAATCTCAACAGCATCATTAACTTCTTGTTTAATAAACGTAGTTGTGGTAAAATCGCTAATACTAGTACCATCAAAAGTACTAGTAACAATATAACCATTTTCAACTCTTTCTATCTGAACTTTAAATTTGTTTGTCATAATTCCTCCACTTGATAAAACTATTATAACACATGTTGTATCAAAAAAACTACCTTGTTTTATTTTTTTATTTGTGATATAATAACAAGTGGTGTTGGGGGGTAGTGATAGCTAGTAAACACTAGCGTACGTAAGTGCCAGCGATTGTATAATAAAATACTTGACTTTAGATATAGCCTATGCTATAATATAATTATGAATCAGAGATTCAAAAAAAGCGTAGGGGGTAAGCTTGACGTAGTACAGTTGCATGTCATAGCACAAGCTATCGAAGACGTGCTTCGCTACGAATTGGGCTTACCCCTAGAGGGGGCTTTGTCGGATGAGGCTACCCAGATTTACTACGAGGCTTTAGAATACCTACGTCAATTCCCAAAGTTTAAACGTCGTTACAAAAAGATTAATAAATTAAACTGGTTACGTGAGGTGGAATGTGCAAGAGAATAATATCTACGTTCAAAAAAGAGGCGAGGTTTACACCGTCCATGTTGCAGACAACGGTATGCCGTTACCGGTTGCAACGGTTGATGATGAGCCAGTAGGGGCATTCCCGTTTACGTTCACATCCAGAAAAGAATTAGAGGCCCACTTTCCGGGCAGGCATTTTGTTATGCTAGAAGCTAAAACAGGGGTGCAACAGGTAGTTAAATACGATCCAGAAATTGAGCGCCAAGCTCTGGCAATTCTAGGCCAAAAACCCCCCTCTACGCAACCAGCGAAAAAAGGCGAACTTAGAGCTGTAGCAGTTGAAAGCCAAGAAATGCTAGCACACCACGCTTTAGGGCCAAGAGGCAGAGCAGAAGAGTTTTTAAAACGATTACAAACAGCTCTACAATATGCCAGTAAAAAACACGCACCAAAGTTACAACACCAAATTGAAGCAGTAGAGGAGCTAATTAATGAAGTATACAAAAGCTGATAGTCAACCTGTTTATGCAGCGATTTTTACAAAAACTAAGTACGATGAACCTTGGTTTGTATT